ATAAGACCTATTGCGACCTGTGCCACCCAGGTCTCCCAATACTGTGCCTTGAATCTTATACCTACCAGCATCTGCCCCACCACCTGCTTGTGCGGGTGGCTCTTCATAGCCAACAATAATACGACCATCAGGTGCATACTTCTCATCACTTCCACTTCCAAGTAAAGTTTGTCTAAGAACATCCGTTTCAGTTTGAGCAGTCTTCTTACGAATTGATTCTTCGAGAGGGAGCAAGGATTCAAGTGAACCTGTGTCTGCAAAGTCACCTGTACCTGTAAGTAATTCTACTTGTGCTTTAAGTGCGTCTGCCATGCCCTCACCATAACTAGGTTGCGCAGGCATTTGATAAGTTGTTCCTCCTCCTCCCATTTTATTTCCTCCTAAGTATTCTATCTAAGTCGTACCATTTAATTGGTTTTGATTTTAATTGCCTCATCCATCCAACATATGGGAGTGGATAAGGTGTTCTATCTATAAATTCGCTTATGCAATTATCTCCGATAGCAGTTTTAACATACCAAGCATCTGGTGCTAATACACCCCATTGCTCGTCTGGGTGCTTATCAGACTGACTACGTACAGGCTTAGTAATTAAAAAACTATAGGGAGTAATAAACACATATCCGTAGGCTGCATACGCACTTAAATCCTTGAACATATCGCCCTTAGTTAAATCGTAAAATTCCTTTGCTCGTTCTAGTATATTCATTCTGCAATTATATACTCCTCTGCATCACTTGCACTTACTGCTGCCCCCAAGTTTATTCTTAACCATGCTGAACCATTGTCCAATGCCAAGCATGGGCTTCCTCCATCCCCATTTGTACAGTAGACCACTTTTCCCGCAGTTCCAGCAGAAGGAAGATCCGCAACTGCAAAACTCTGCAACACAACTGTTGTATCGGTTACGCTTGGAACTGTAACTGTTGGCTCGCCTAGTTCGTTTAAATTTGCAGCAGTTATGTCTACCCCGGTTGCGTATGTAAAACCACGAGTTACTGTACAAGTAATTGCCATTATGCCACCTCTCTTCGCGCATTTGCTCCCACTCCTATTGCTTCCAAACTAACATGCCTAAAACTCGGTGTGCCAGCAGTAACATTAATTTCTACATTTGCGCCATACCCACGGGTACGCCCCGTACCAAAACGAAAGAGTGCCTCTTCTGTACCTGTTGCTGTATGACTCAACACTGTTGTACTTGAGTCTGGATCAATGGTATTTACTTTTATATTGAATGCATCACCATTGACTGTATTCGCACCCAACTGTCCACGCTTCCAACTCTTCACATCGATATTATTAAATGTGAATGAGCGAGATTTAAGTTTACCTGCAATTGCAGTTGTGCCTGACTCTGACGTGCTACCTATCTTTCTACCACTATCATCAGAAGTATTTTCTTCCATGAGATACCACCCGGTATCATTACATGCAAATAATCTGCGTCTTGTTGGATTAGATCCGTGCGAGCAAATCACAAAGTCATCTATATGAAATGCCAAGCTACCTGCCATTGCTGGGTAATCATCAACACTTATCCATGTGGATGTGAGTAGGTTAAAGATAAATACTTTATTTGGAACTGTTGAACTTCCTGTAGGCACTGCAAGATAGTATTTATTGTCATACACGATACCACATGCAGTATCTGCTGCTGCATAATTAACATCTTCAAATTGGTCTTGTATAGGTCTGGTCATGGGTATGGTTTCACCACTTACTTTACTTATAGCTACTCCAAGTCCCTTTGCAGGGTCTGTACCAGGTGACAAGACGATGACCCCATTATCAGATAGGAAGAATGTTTGTGGCCCAGACTGTGCGATACTTTTGCGTGCCACACAACCATGCTGACGAGTAATCTCGTAGGTATTAGCTGCGGAGGTTGTGGCAATGTTGTTAATCATATGGATGCTGTTACGCATAAACACGATTAACTGATCTTCTTGGTATGGGAAAAAACCTACAAGAAAATCTGCACTTCCTTTATTGATTCTGAATTGTGATTCTGCGGGGTAGTAATTATCCGTGTCTAATAGATCGGACATCAAGACTGTATAGTTACTATCTGTGGGTTGTGGGATGATTAAACGATTACGAAAAAATATACCAAAGTCTGTATTTGGACATTGTATGCGTCCAGCACCTGGACTTCCGTTTGCTTTAACCACAAAATCTGTGGGTGTACTGTAATCACCATCCCATTCGAGTGGAGTCTTATTCTTGCCACGAAATAAAATTAGCTTCTCAAGGGACTGCACGAAGCTTGCGCCATCTGCTGTGGCCACAACTTCGCCACCCGGATAATCTATGGCAATGCCTGAGTTATTTGCATCATTCCAAATAATTGCTTTTGTACGACATGCAACCACCACAAACTCATTACCTGTTGCTGGGTCTGAGAAGAGTGTTGAAGCAAATACTTGTTCCGTGCCTGCGCTATAAGTAAGTGATACACTACCAGCTAAAAAATCGATACCCTTGCGTACTTCTGCAAGATCTCCAGATAGGCGCATATTTTCACTCTCCTGCACGAACCCACCTTCTAGACTCGTTTGCTCAAGATATGAATCAATACCCTTAAACCCACGATCCCCGTCTACGAGGATCTGATCATCGAGCCTACCCTGTGAACGATAACGTGCCATTACTTACTCTTCATTTCTTGGTAGAGTTTTCTACCCATGTAAATAATTGTGATTACACCAGCGATACATCCGAATAAATCATCTAAGTGCGACAAACCAAAGGTGGCAACTGTACCACTCATTCCTAAGATTGCAGTTCGATCTATCATTAGAAAAGCCAATCGAGGATTATGATGCCAATGACTAGGCCAGCGAAAATAGTAAACATTTTTGCTTTTGTTGAAAGTGTTGAGAATTGATCTGCGAGAATTTTAAGATTTTTCACGAGGTGGTGGTTTTACGGGAAATGGTGGGCGGGTGGACGATTTAGTGACTTCAGATTTGGCACATCTTTTTGCAACGAATATTGGAATTGCAAGGTATCCTCCCAACACTATAGCGGCCCCAATAAGGATTCGTTTAATATATGTAGTAAATTCAGTAAATCCACTTTGATGCTCGGCCATTCCTTGAGCAACTAGAGCAGATACATCGCCGTGGGTTAGGGCTTCGATCTTTTGGTTGGCATCCTTTAGGGCATCGGCATTTTTTAGTGCCTCTCCGCTTACTGCCCCAATTCCAGCCCCCAAAGCCGAGCCTCCTGGTCCGCCTAGCGATCCGACACCTCCGCCGGCAATAGCCCCTAAAGTTGGATAAGTCGAGCGAAGTGAACATCCACTAAATAGAATTAATATAACTATAGCGGTGTAAATCATGCAGGTGGAGGTGTCCACTCGTCTGTGGCTAAAATTGCGAGCATTTCAGAATGATTGTATTGTGTCTTACCGTCTAAAAAGGAAGGAGTATCACCTTCAAATTTTACAAAGGTCTGACTATTATCGACTGAGTAGCGAAGTGTGTCAGCAGAGGTTTCAAGGACTTGATTAAAATCTACGGAAGATACTTCCGAGTCGTTTATAATTACATATGTCTTCATGGTGTTGTGCTAGAGAAGGTTGGTCCGTTAGTTAAAGTTCCATCATTACTTCCAGACCCTTGGTCTGTGATAGTAGTACCTGTGCCAGAGTTATTATCACCCATTCTCCACCATAAACCAGGTGAGTAAGAAGTTAAATCAATCGGACTACCACTATTATACATAGCTAATAAATCTGCCTCAGATACTGCGGAAGTAAATATTCCAAACTCATCAACAAGCCCATTATAATTTGATCCGATTGTACCATTCCTATTCCTCGCTCCAACAGTGAGTCTTTGAGTAGCGATTTGAGAACCTGAACCTGAACTGTAAGTCCCAAAAGCGTTTCCTACTTTAGTTCCGTCTAGATAAATATCATAACCAGCGTTGCCTGAATTTGTAGAACTACTAGAAGATTCCCAGCGTATCCCTAAGTGATGCCAAGTATTAGCAGAGATACTCAAACCACTTCCAGCATAACTCCACAGATGATTACTATTAACGACAGTAATTAATTCGTCCGTAACAGGTCCAAACCAATTTCCTCCTAGAGCAATTCCTATATCTGAACCACCAAAACCTAACAAATAGCTAGTAGTTCCAGAGGTGTTATAAGCAACATCAGGTCTAAACCATATTGATAATCCTTCAATTGTTAATGAACCAGGTGAACTGCCTGCATCGATGTAGTCATCAGCACCATCTAAATCGACACTGTATGTATTTACAAAAGGAGGAGTTTGACCATCACCTTCAAGAACATAAATATTCGTTCCAATCGGTATAACATTTAAAGCAGCATATTGACCAGCTGTTGCAGTTTTACTACCGAGTCCATAAATCGTTGCCCCACCTTCAACCTGGACTGTGCCTGTCCCACTCTGTACTATTGTACAACTAAACCCAGCAGTTAAGCCAGTGGGTATGGTTACGGTTACAGTAGCAGAATTTGAACAAACAATAACTTTGCCGTTATCACTATCGCTTAGCGTCCTAGCTGTCGTGCTTTCTGCAACAGTCGTAAAGAATGCTGGACTAAAGTCTGTGCTTGCTGAAGTTGCAGCT